ACTGAATTTAGTTGCAGCTTTGAAGAGGTGGTGTAATGCCAAAGCCAATACCGCGCGATATGCGACAAGAATTACCGAAACTTGAGCAGGGCGCGCTAATTGAACTATGGGAAATTGACTTGCGGCACATTCACAGCGCGAGCAATCCTGCGCAAAAAGGCGAGTTATTGCGGTTCCATAACGGCGTAAATCAAGGCCATCAAAACGTATTTTGGCAGGGCAATGAATATCAAGCCTATCCGATCAGCGCTGACGGCTTTGAATTATCCGGACAAGGTCCAAGTAACCGCCCGACTTTGACTATCTCGAATATGTACGGGATTGTTACCGCTCTTGCCGAAGATTTCGGGCAGGGATTGGGCGCAAAGGTTACGCGGCGCTTGGTGTATGCGCAATTTCTTGATGCTAAGAATTTTGCTGGTGGAAATACGAAAGCCGACCCGACGCAGGAATCAATCAGTTACTACATTATCGAGCAGTTGAAATCATTAACTGATGACGTGGCGACGTTTGAACTTGCTTTGCCGGCCGAAACAGATAATGCGCGCATACCTATTTTGATGATCACGTCCGACACCTGCATTTGGCGTTATCGCAGCGCGGAATGTGGCTATACCGGTCCACCGGTGGCTGATGAGTTTGATAAACCGACAACCGACGCGAAAAAGGATAAGTGTTCGCACTGTTTGCGTGGTTGTAAATTACGCTGGGGTAATGATACCGCTTTGCCTTTCGGCGGCTTTCCGTCCACCACACAATACGGTAACTAAATAATGAAAATTCCTGATAATTTAAAGCAAGAAATACTTGATTACGCTAAACGACAAGAGCCGCGCGAAATGTGCGGTTTTGTTGTTTTGGAAGACGGCGAAAAAGTATTTTACCCTTGCCCGAACATTTCTTCCGATCCGGAAAATTATTTCGAGATCGACCCGGAAGAATGGATTATGACAAGCGAAATTGGCGAGATTATCGCGTTAGTTCACTCCCACCCGAACGGTCTGCCGTATTTATCAACCGCCGACCGTATGTGTCAGACCCGGTGTGCTACGGCGTTTTGGTTGGTGGTGGATAATGAAATTTTACAGTTTCGACCTGCGCCGGCGTTACTGGGGCGTAATTTTATCAATTATCACCAAGACTGCTCGCAGTTGGTATTAGATGCCTATATGCTGGCTGGTTTGGATTTTGGGCGACCAAAGCCGCCAGCGGGCTATGATTTTGAATGGTTTGAAAGCGGTCAGAATCTGATTGAAGAAAATTTAGTGCGGTTGGGGTTTGAAAAGCTCACCGAAGAACCGGCGCAGCTTGGCGATGTGGTGTTGTTGAAAATTTGTAGCCCAGTGCCGAATCATGCCGGCATCTATCTCGGTGATCAAACAATGCTACATCATAGTGTAGGGCGATTATCCGCGCGTGTGCCGTATGACGGAGCATGGCTGCGATCAACGCATAGCATTTGGAGACATAAGCAATGGCGACAATTACATTTCACGGCGATCTTAAACGATTTATTGATTCCCCCTTTGAATTAGAAGCGCGGTCGTTTTCCGAGTTAATGAGCGGCTTGTTAACGCAGATTAACGGATTGCAACAACACTTGCGCAAAGGCTATTACAAGGTGCGGATCGGCAAGCGTTATCTAACGGAAGACCAAATAAAGACTAATCCTCAAATGGCGCTCACAGAAGATAGCACAGTGCATTTTACGCCGGTTATTGCCGGCGCAGGCAAGGGGCTTGGTATTGGTCAAATTGTTATTGGCGTGATTTTAATTGCTGCGTCATGGTATGCCGGCGGTGCGGCGGGTTGGGGTTATTTGGGAACGCAAATGGGTGCAACATTGGCTTTTTCTATGGGGGCGGCGTTGGTCTTATCCGGCGCAATGAGCCTATTAACTCAAATCCCCTCAATGGATGCTGCAACTGGTAAAGAAAGCGAAAAGAAACAAAGTACTTCATTCTCAAACATTAAAAATCTCACGCCGCAGGGGCGACCGATCCCGCTATTGTACGGTGAAATGTTGACAAGTCTTGTGCTTATTTCGCAGGGCGTTGAAGCGTTTGATGATATGGACACGCTAAAGAAAGGGTAGTTTATGGGTGGTGGAAATAAGGGCGGTGGAGGTCATACTCCGTACGAAGCGCCGGATTCGCTGAAATCAGCGCAGAAATTACGCGCGATTGGCTTGATTTCGCTCGGGCCAATCAAAGGCACAGTGAACAAATGGAAAACTACGTATTTTGACAATACACCAATCCAAAATGCGAACGGTAAAGATGATAACGATATCGATAGTTTTAACTTCAAAAATACCGAAATTCAATTCACTCTCGGTACGCAAGATCAGTTGCCGTTAAAAGGATTTGAAGCAAGCGAGCGAGAAATACCGGTAAACGCAGAAGTTAAGCACGCGCACCCGTTGACAAAAACGGTTATCGATCCGGATGTGTCACGCTTGCGCTTGACGCTGGCAGTAAGCGCGCTATTTAGCCAAAACGATCAAGGTGATACGCACGGAACAAGCGTTACGTTTGAGGTATTGATCAATAATTTGCCGCGCAATACTTACACTATTGAGGGTAAATCATCTTCACGCTTTTTCCGTAGCTATATTATCGAAAATCTGCCAGAAGTACCATTCACCGTAACCGTGAATCGGGTAACAGAAGACAGCAAAAGCCAACGATTACAGAATGCGACAAGTTGGGCGAGTTATACGGAGATAATCGACACTAAATTGTCATACCCGAATATGGCGCTGGTGGGCATCAAGACCGATTCGCGTTATAACCCGAATTTCCCGAATATCAATTTTTTGTTGCACGGTCGCTTAGTCAAAATTCCGGNCTAATATGGCGTTGGTTGGGATTAAAACCGATTCGCGCTATAACCCGAACTTCCCGAATATCAATTTTCTGTTGCATGGTCGCTTAGTCAAAATTCCGAGTAATTACGATCCCGTTGCCCGGACTTATGCCGCCGGCATTTGGAAAGGTGACTTTAAAGAAGACTGGACGAACAACCCCGCTTGGATCTTTTACGATTTAGTTACTAATAAACAAATCGGCTTGGGTGAGCGGTTAGGTGATTTTGGTGTTGATAAATTCCAGTTGTACCAAATTGCGCAGTATTGCGATCAACTCGTGCCGGACGGCTACGGCGGGCAAGAACCGCGTATGACGGCGAACCTGTGGATCACCGACCAGCGCAGCGCATATGAAGTGTTATCCGATATGGCAAGCGTGTTTCGAGCCATGGTGATTTGGAACGGTCAGCAAATGACCGCGACACAAGATCGCCCAGCTGATCCGGTTTGCACCTATACGCAATCTAACGTGATTGACGGCAAATTTACCCGTCAATATGTGGCGCAGAAAGCAATTTATACCGCCGTTGAGGTGGAGTATGCCGACAAGCGCAATATGTATCAAAAGGCGATCGAGTATGTGGCGGATGATGATTTAATCCAACGCTACGGCTACAACGTGAAGAAAATCACGGCGTTTGCTTGCACCTCGCGTGGTCAGGCGCACCGCTACGGAAAATGGGTGCTTGAAACATCCCGACTTGAACAATGCACAATTACCTTTAGCGTTGGGCGTGAGGGATTAGCGCACTTGCCCGGCGATATCATTGAAGTTGCCGACAATCGTTATGCCAACACAAATTTAGGCGGACGAGTATTATCCATTAACGGCAAGACCGTTACGCTAGATCGCCCGATTGATTTTACCCCCGATAGCTACCTTGGCTATTTAAGCACTGAGGACGTGGCGGAAATTGTACGCGTGAAAATTTTAAGCGTTGACGACAAACAGCGAGTAAATTTAGAACGCGAACCAGCTGGGTTGGTGGAAAATGCGAATTGGACGCTACACACTGCGCAAGTAAAAACGCAACTTTACCGGGCGATCGGCATTGCGGAAAATGAAGACGGTTCGTTCGCGATTACCGCACTTCAACACGAGCCACAGAAAGAATCTATTGTGGACAATGGGGCAAATTTTGAACCATCAAGAAGCACATTACACCAAGGCGGGTTAGTCCCTCCAAGTTATCCTGATGTAACCACTGACGGCGGCACAATTAAGATAAACTTCCAACCTCCGCCGAATTTTGTTGGGCAGGGGCTAAAATATCAGGTCAAGTTATATCGCAACGGCAACCTTTACAAGGTATACGATGATTTGCAAGATTCATCGTTGGCATTTAACGACCTGCCGGACGGCGAATATGTTGCCGAGATCCGTGCCAAAAATAGCGCCAGTCAATTGTCAGAGCCGATAACAAAAGCTTTTAGTGTCAATTTTAATATTACGCAGCTTGTTACCGTATCAAAAGTTTTTGGCATTGATTTGATCTGGAAAAATCCGCTATTTGCCGCGCCAAACGCATCTATCGAAATTTGGGTAAGTAAAGATAATAACTTTGCGAATGCCCGTAAATTAATCACTCTCGCATACCCGACGAATAGCTATAGCTACACCGGCTTAGGTGCTGCGGAAACATACTATTTTTGGGCGCGCATGGTGAGTAAAGATGTCGCGGGTAAATTTACGGATGCCATCGAGGGCGTAACTGAGCGCGATGCAACAAAGATTGTTGATTATATCCACGGACAAATTAACAAGAGTGCGCTAACACAAGAGTTAGTCAGTGAAATAAATGACATCTCTGAAGCGGCACAAGCCGCCAAAAGCGTTGCCGGCAATGCTTCCGCCAAAATTGAAGTAGCAAGCCGAAAAGTAGAGGATGTGACAAGTAAATTTGCTGCACTCCACACTATCAAAACCCAAGTCGTTGCCGGTGGACGTACCGCAATTGCGGGCATTGCCCTTGGCGCATCAAGTGACGGTAAAACTGCTGAAAGCTCCGTGATTGTAATGGCGGATAAATTTGGTGTTGTAAAAAACGCTACCGATGGCACAGTGCGCAATGTCTTTACAGTTGCTAATAATCAACTTGCGATAAGTGGTGATCTACTGGCTGACGGCTCAATTATTGGACGACATATCCGTGCTAATGCTGAGATTAATGCGCCAGTTATTAATGGTGGCGCAATTAGCGGTAACACAATTACTGGCTCTGTTGTAAATGGAGGGGTGATAAATAGTGCGGAAATTAATGGGGGCGTAATTAACGGGGTAACCATTAATGGTGCTGATGGTAATTTTACGGGTAAGGTTTATGCAAACAAGATTGAGGGGGATTTAGTTAAAACATTTATCTGTCCGTTAAATAAGCAGATTGAGATACCTCCAGCTCTTATTAATCGCACGATTATAGTGATGCCATTTGAGATTTTTGGGGTGGCCGGCGTCAGAAAAAGCAAAGGGGAGTTTTATTATACGGAGGCTACGCTGTTAACAAAAATCAAACTTGGCGATACCACATTTGATGATTGGATACAGACTAACGGGCTAAGAGAATCTAGAAACGGTCAGACTGTTACAGTTAGTGACATAAATACTCATTTAGCCGCAGGGAGTAAAGTTGCGGTTAGCTACAGAGTCGAAAGACAAACAGGTAGGCGGATTGCTAGATATGGAGAGAGAGAGAGAGCTGCCGAATCTGTTGCATATTGTAAATATCCTGATTTTATAATCATTTTAGCTTTGCCAAGTTAATTTAAACTGGAGAAATTTATGAAATACATCGAAAAAAAAGTTGAAGATCCTCGTACAGGGGCGGAAATTGGCTTACACATTGTTAGCGGATTGCAAGTTGATTACATCAACAATAGCACTTTTGTCACAATATCGTCCTTTGTGTCAAAGGATAAAAAGCAAGGGGGTAAGGATAGTTTAAGCGTTAACACATTTACTATACCTGGTTCACCGGATTGGGATGCTATCCCGTATGAATGGGCGTTATCTGAATTAGTCAAAGCTCAACCTGAAGATTTTGTACCTGAAACATATATCGGTTATGTCAATCCGTATATGTTTGCCGGAGGCAAAATTAAAGACCAATAAATAATAAAAGCGGGGGTTATCCCCGCTATTTCAACTCTCTACGTTCCTTATCAAAAATTCCGCTATAAGCTCGTCTAATATCTCTCGCTCGTCTTGATTGCCAGCAATCAGCTCTAAATCATCATCTACATAAGATAACAAGATTTCTGCGCCAAATATATTAATGATTGGGTGATTCAAAGATGATAACCAAGTTTCAAATTGTTTTTTCATTTGCTATTACTCCTATGTTTTGTTAGCGGACATAGAGTAGGGAAGATTAAAAGTGCGGTGAATTTTGTTGATGATATTTTGCGATCTGCTTCGCAAAAATAAAAAATAGTCGGGCAAAAAGTGAGGGGTTTTATATCATGCTTATCCTTTATTTTGTGGTAAGCAAAAGCCCTGTAACATTACTTAAATAACAGGTTATCCACAGGGCTTATTCGTTCCGAAAGAAAATTAGCGCATATTGATTTATAAAGAAAATTTCATAGTGAAATCACAATCATTTCGGAACATAAAATCGCGCTAAAAGCCGTTAAATAAACATCGCTTTTATAATGTGTAAAACTTCATTTTTTATCACTCAATGTGGCGTGATAAATGTGTTAAAATGCGCGGCATTTAGAATATACCGTAAAAAATGACCGCACTTTATGTCAGAGAAAAT